AATACCGATAATGTAAAGCCCAAAAGGTGGGATTGCATACGTTTGGGTCGGTGGAATTATCAGATTTGTGCCGATATACGTGCCAGATGAGATAAATGTGCCACCAATACCCACGCCAGGTTGAAATTGAAGCTGTAATTCGTCAAAGTATTCACGCTGTAAATCAGCGACTAAATGAGGGCATCTTCGAACCCTACGAATGGTATCTCCGTCATCGGTGTAATTATTAGGGTCTAGCTCGTAAATCTTGCCGTTTTGCCAATCGCCCACCAAAACCATGCCTTGAAACAAAGCTAAGCAGTTTCCACGATGGCGGTGATAAACGTTATTGCTATCCACCCATAGCCATTTGTGCCACATCTGGGTAGAAACGTCATAAGCCCAAGTTAAGTCTAAGCTAGGGAACGATACTACATAGACTTCGTGACCTTCTAATTGATAAGTCCAAGCAATCGCATCGTCAACCTTTTGGTTAACTAAAGTGTTCTCAACAGCATGAGTAGAGATGCGGGTAGGTATATACCCTTGCATCATCATAATTTGAGCTTGACCACGAATATTACGGCTAACATAAGCAAACGAATTGCCTAAACGAGCTACCGAGAACTTAGCCACAATACCATGTTGTGTATTTGTGCCGGGAACACGTTGGAAGGGGAATGGGAAAGCTCCCACGTCAACCCAAACTTCGCTTGAGTTTTCACCCAATAAATAGACTTCTCGGTGATCTACGATTAAAGATACAAGATTATCAGGCGATCCGTCTTTAGATGAAAAAGAGAGGGCGGGCGTAATAGGGCTTAGGGTATTCGATGCAGCCCATTGCTGTGTGCCAGGATCGTTATAAACAAAGTAATTATCTACAATATCAACGACATCTGCGCCATTAAAAGCACCATCGGTATTCGGAATCTGCGTAAAGTTCAAAGCATACATTTGCTCTGAGCTAATCGTGTAAGACTTATTAATGTAATAAGCCGACCCCGCAGTAGCGATTTGCGTAATCATTGTTTGATCTGAAACGCCTGTGCCAACGATAGTTTGACCTAAATACAAGGTCACAGAGGGGCTTACAGACAACTGATGATAGACAGTAGCTCCTACAGTAACATCGGCAATAGAGCCTTGAAAACTAATCGTATTTGAGGCATATAGTTGCGTAGAAGCAACAGTTTGGGACTTATTTACAGTCCAAGTAGTGCCTGAACCTGACAAAATGACAGTTTCATTACTTACGCCAATACCATAAATGGCTTGTCCGACTGCAAGCGTACCAGAATACGTACGACTAATTGTTAAAGTTGTTCCTGAAATAGAACCTTGAACAGTCGCTGCGGTTGGGTTATTAATTCGCCATGTGTAGCGATAAGCTCCGTCAACGATATAAACGTTAATTCCGTTATCAGTAATGCCTACGTGACCCGATGAAGTATTAAGCTGACCAACAATCGTTGGAGTAAGGTTTGATGTCAATACATAGACATAAGGCCCACAAACGGCAACCATTTGCTGACCACCGCTAACTGTTCTCATGCCCCTAACTTCTTGAGCATTAGGCAGAACGACTTGAGTGGTTAATCCAGGCGTGGGATATAAAGCAATAACGCCCCGACTATCAGGGCCTTTATTCGGATCAACTTCAGGTCGCCAATTAATTAATTCTTGGGCATCTTGAAAGATTGAAGGTGCTTCGTAAGACGGGCCAACAAAACCAAAATCGGGCATTATTTGACATCTCCATATCGTTCGCCATCACGAATTCTGCGAATGGTAGATTCTCCAACGCCATATTCTCTAGCAAGCATAGCAATATTTCTATAACCAACTCGTTGACGAATTTCTAATACTTGTTTAGAAGTTAAAACACGATTAGCAATAAGAGGCTTTCCAATTTTTGATTGGCGCATTTTTTCTTTTGTTTCTTCAGATAACTTTACGCCTTTTCTTGGGCTTGTTACACCCTTACGCATGGCTGACCATTTAGCTTTTTGTTCTTCTGAATGTGGATGTGAATAACCAGAACATCCTTCTCCACCATTGCTTAAATTTACAAGTTTGATGCCACGTCTTTTATAAACATCAATACATTCTATTTCAGCAAGAAAAGCCAATTCTTCATCTAAATTATCAGCAATAATTTCTGATGTAAAACCATGTTTTTCTACATAAAATTTCCAATACCGACTTCTTTTATTTTTATCAGCATGGCGTTTATCTTTACCTTTGCCAACATAAAAGATTTCACCAGTATCAGCAGCACGATGTTGGTAAATGTAATATTGCATATTAGCGAAAGAACCCTCCGCTGAGGATCCATCCTGCGTCCTTTTGGCGAGAAGCCAGCATTGCATCTGCAAAACGTGCTGACTGAACTGGCTTCATATTAATTCGTTTAACTGTTGCTTTTGATTGAGCAGCGTATTGCTGAATCATCGTAATTTGCGTGGGCGAGGCTTTGCCATACATAGGCATTAAACGCTCTGCTAAACACCATCTTAAAGCCATAGAATAGCCCTGTGGCAAAATAATAGGATCATTTAGAGTTGTATAGCCTTGAAACAGATTATCTGTAAAGATGTGCATCTCGCCCTGTGATGGGTTAGGCCATACATAAATATTACCTAATGACTCGCTTGGCTGATAGTAAAGAGCTTTAGGCCACGGGCCGTTCAAAGTCTTTAAACCAATCATTTCGTATTCTTCAACCGCTAAAACTGCGACTGGGTAGTCTAAACCACCATTAACAATAGGAACGCCATTAGAGTTTGTATTGATACGAACAAAGGCAGAATCTATTGATAATGGGCGTTGATAGTATAAGTTAATCGTTGTAGAGGCTACGTTTTGATTGATGTTAACTTGATATGTGCCAGCTTCATTGACGTTGTTTCCTGCGCCTGTAAGCATAGCGACAATTTTTGTGCCATTCGTAATGCCTGTGCCACTAAGCGTCTGACCTACGTTTACTGCGCCAGATGTGATGCCTGTGATGGTCAGAATATTGCCTGAAATTGAGCCTGTGACGATTGCGCCAATTTGACCGCCTGGGCCAATCGTGTATTGAGTCTGTCCGGGAACGATAGGAAACACAATCTCATTCTTATAAAACACCATCATTTCTTCGTTTGACCATTGATCTACAAGGTCATTGAGCATATCAAAAGCATCTTGAGCAGCTTCAGGAGTTGGAGTTTCTCCAGCTTCTAAAGCTCCAATATCTTTTAATGCTCTTGAAATGATGTCTATTGGCTGTGTCATAATTAAATCTCAGGTTTAAATACTTGTGGTTGCCAGGGTGGTATGACTTTATTTTCCATAGCTTCTAATTGTTCTTGTAATCTAGCGGTAATATGGCATTGACCATCTTTTACTGCCTCGCCCTCAATCCAACCAGCTACCATTTCTTCGGTAACTTGGTCAAAAGGCACTTTTGCAGTTGGGCAGTCAAAATACCAATTACCCTCAGTTTCTACTGATTTATCTTCGCTTGAGGCGGTGACATGATAACGAGCATGAGTTATCACACCATCTTTAGCAGAAACTTCTAAGATTTTCCAAGTAAACATTATTTAGCGATTGCTGCTGTAAATGGGGTTAAATCATTAGAGCCGTAATACTCAGCACCTTTAGCAATTTGAATCTCAAGGTGTTCTTTATTCCGAGTAATCACATCAGCCCATTCTGCATCTGTGCCTTTCCAATCAGCAGGTTTTCCTGCGTTGATAAGGTTTACAGAATCCATAGCTGCTTTATAGTCTTGTGCTACTTGTTGTTCTTTAGTTAATTCCATTTTTATGCTCCTAATTTAGCTTCTAATGCGGTTACTTTTGCGTTGAGTTCGGTTATAGCTGCTACCAAAAGAGGAATTACATCGGTATAAGCTAAACCTAATTGATTTGGGTTTGTTTCATCAACGGCTTCAGGCAATACTTTTTGAACATCTTGAGCAATTAAAAATGCTCTTGATTTTTTATCTTCATCAGAAATTAAATTTCCTGTTACAGCACGAAGGCTGTTTACTTTTGTAATCGCATCAGAAATTGGAACAAGATTTTCTTTAAATCTTTCATCTGAAATTGCGTTCCAACTTGTGCCATTGTGTGATAAATAAACACCATTTGCACCTGCTGTAATGTTAATTGATTGCGCCCCATTATTGGTAATTACTAAGTATCCGCTAGAAGGATTAAATGTAACTGCGGCAGAAGCTGGCCCAATATTCCAAACTCCACTATTGTCAAACCAACCTCTAGGATTACCATCACCATCAGATAACACAATGTAGTTACTTGCTGTACGGATGTCTAGACCGCCTTGATTTCCGTTGTAACTACCCAAAATTGAGTTATAAGAGCCTGTTGTTACATAGTAACCAGCACCTGAAAATTGAGTTCCTACAAAAGTATTTGCAGTTCCTGTGGTTAAAGAATAACCAGAATAAGGGCCAATACATACATTATAATTTCCATTAGATGTATATCCAGCTTGGTAACCAATAAACACTTGTCCAGTTGCTGTAGTATTTGTATACCCAGCTTGATAACCTACTGCTGTGTTATTAGATGCGGTGGTGTTTGACTTTAATGCAGCACGACCTATGCCTGTGTTTGCTGTACCAGTTGTATTAGCCGTTAATGCTTCTACTCCAAGAGCAGAATTATCATTATTAACTGTGTTATTAAATAATGCTAAATATCCAACAGCCACATTATAACTACCAGTAGTATTGTTTTGTAAAGTAGCAGAACCAACACCTAAATTACCTGCACCTGTAGTGTTTTTATATAATGATTGATAACCAAAAGCATCAACAGGACTACCAGTTGTATTGCTATAAGCTGCCTGATAACCTACTGCTGTGTTGTTAGAGGCTGTGGTGTTAGAATAACCAGCATAACCACCTAAGAAAGTATTTATAAGTCCAGTAGTTGTAGAATAACCAGCATTAAATCCCATGTAAGTATGAAAACCATTACTTGTAGAATTAAATGTAAATCCAGCACCATTACCTACAAAAATATTTCCACCACTAGTTGCCGTTAAGTTATAACCAGCTTGATAACCAACATATAAGTTATTTCCAGCAGTTGTAGTGGAATAACCAGCTTGATAACCTACTGCTGTGTTATTAGATGCTGTGGTGTTGTTATATAAAGCAGAAACACCAATAGAAGTATTTAAACCGCCTGTTGTATTAAAACCTAATGCACCAGAACCTAAAGCCGAATTTCCAGCACCAGTTGTATTTCCATTTAAAGCAGACTGACCTATTGCTGTATTTTGAGTTCCGCTTGTGTTAGAAGAAAAAGCATAAGTGCCAAAAACAGCATTAGTAAATGAAGCACCACCACCCTTACCAACAGTAAGACCTGATATAGAAGCATCATTAGCTAAAGTTAAGCTAGTGCCGTTAAAGGTCATGTTGGCAGACGATGTTTCTAAACCGCCTGTGGTTGCATAAATAACTTGAGTAGCAGTTAGGCCTGTGTTGGTAATGCTAGTAAATTTACCT